TTCTCAGACAAAGAGAAGCTAAGAAAAAAGCAGACGAAGCAACAAAAACATTACCCTTAAAAGACAGAGTACCAAAACCCACTGGATGGCGTATATTAGTTATGCCATATATGGGTAAAGAGAAAACCGAAGGCGGTATTCATGTCCCAGATTCCGTGAGAGAAAAAGAAGCAAGAGCCACAGTTGTGGCTTATGTTGTTAAGATGGGACCTCTTGCTTATAAGGATATAGACAAATTTGGAACTGCCGGTGATTGGTGTAAAGAAGGCGACTGGGTGTGCATAGGTCGCTACGCTGGATCACGGTTTCAGATAGAGGGCGGTGAAGTTAGAATAATCAATGACGATGAAGTCATTGCAACCATTGTCAATCCCGATGACATCAAAACATACGGAGCCTAATGTATGCAAAACGCAAAACAAGAAGAACTTTTTGAAGAAGTGGAGGTAATAGATGACGGAGATAAAGAGGAAAAGGGGACGACCACCGAAGATCAAGTTGTCGGAGATACCCAAACCACAGCCGAGAATACAGAGCAGGTGGCAGATGATGATGACTTGTCTGAATATTCCGACTCTGTTAAGAAACGTATTAGCAAACTTACGAACCGTTTTCGGGAAGAAGAGCGACAGAGACAAGCTGCAATCTCTTATGCAGAATCTGTCAAAAAACAGAACGAAGAACTCAAAGCAAGGTTAGATAAGTTAGATAATAACTACGTTGGTGAGTTTGATACACGAGTAACCGCGCAGGCACAAGCTGCAAAAGAGGCATATAAAAAAGCGTTAGAGTCTGGTGATGCAGACGCTTTATATGATGCACAACAAAATATTTCTAGAATTGCCATGGAAGAGGCAGATCTAAAAAGGTTAAAAGCAGAGCGTGAAGAACAAGCAAAAAAACAAGAAACTGCACAAGCTCAACCTCAAGCTCAAGCTCAAGCTCAACCAAAACCAGACCCAAGAGCCGAAAAATGGGCACAAGACAACGAGTGGTTTGGTCAAGATCAAACAATGACTTATGCAGCTTTTGGCATACATAAGACATTAATTGAGCAAGAAGGGTTTGACCCGAACACCGAAGAGTACTACACTGAACTGGATAATAGAATTAGATCCGAGTTCTCACATAAGTTTTCGGATAACAGAAAGACTAATGCTCCTAGAGTTGCCTCTGCTGGTAACACAGCATCAAGGTCAGGAGCAAAGAAGAGTAGAACAGTCAAACTGACTCCATCGCAGATTGCGATAGCAAAAAGATTGGGTGTTCCTTTAGAAGAATATGCAAAGCATGTGAAGGAGTAAGAATATGGCTACTACAAACAGAATTTCACGAGAGAGTACAAGTCGTGCAAATACCTCAAGGAGAAAACCTTGGCAACCTCCAGCTAAGTTGGATGCTCCCCCAGCTCCAGATGGATTTGAACACCGTTGGATCAGAACACAATTAAGAGGTGAAGATGATAAAGCGAATGTTTTTTCCAGAATGAGAGAAGGATGGGAACCAGTTAGAGCCGATGAATATGGCGGTGAAGCTGCAAAGTATCCAGTTATCGAAGAGGGTAAAAACAAGGGAATTATTGGTGTCGGTGGTTTAATGTTGGCACGAATACCCACAGAAACGGTGCAAGAGAGAACTGAATATTTTCGGGATCAGACCCGCAATCAAATGACAGCCGTGGATGAAAACTTGATGAGGGAACAACATCCCTCGATGCCTATCCATAAACCAGATAGGCAAAGTCGTGTAACCTTCGGAAAAGGAAGTAAAATGAATAATACTTCTGGATCCGAATAACTTTTAGAAGGAGCAATAAATGGCTAATGCGAATGTAGCTTTTGGACTCAAGCCTGTTGGAAGACACGGTTCAAGTCCAGCGACTCAAGGTACGAGTCAATATTTTATTGCTAGTGATGCTTCTGCGATTTTTCAAGGTTCACCAGTAAAAGCTGAATTGACTGGCGGAACTATTGCAATCGGCTCTGCAACTGGTAACGGAGACCAATTAGTTGGTGTCTTTGCTGGATGTGAGTTTGTGGATGCAACCACTGGCAAGTTAAGGTTTAGTAATACATGGCCTGGTTCAGGATCAGCTAATACTAACTTTGACATCAAAGGGTTTGTGTATGACGATCCATCACAGAGATTTATTATCGCTGCTGATGGTGGTAACACTGACAGAGCAACTGCTAAAGTAGATATTTTCAAGACTGCTGATCTAGCTGGTGGAACTGGTGGTAACACTACTACTGGTATTTCTACTGCTAAGTTAGATATATCATCTGCTGAAAATACAGATACTTCAAATTGTGTGATGATTTTAGGCATCCATGAAGAAGTAACTAATGCTGACCACAGTGCGGCTGGTGTTTCATACATAGTGAAAATCAACAATCATGCGTTAAATTCTTCGGATGCTGACGCTACTGCATCTTAAGGAGGGTCTAATATGGCTATTTCAAGAGCACAACTCGCCAAAGAGTTAGAGCCTGGCTTGAACGCTCTCTTTGGTATGGAGTATAAT